GGGGTGAGGCGTGAGGCGTGAGGGGCAACCCCCCGGCAACTAAGCACCCTGACGCCCGACGCATAACCCCCCCGACAAAGGAGTTTTCAATGGCTGAATCATTTGACGTTATGGGACGCCTGCTGGGCTATACCGTGGCGATTGCCACCACCAATGCCAGCACCAAACTGACCGCCCTCCTCGAAGCAGCGCTCGACGATATACCCAACTGGGTGCGCGTCAAGGGTGTAACCATCACCTGTGAGAATAACGACGCCAGGATTGCTTTCGGGGTCGATGCCGCCAACGGTGGTACGCCGGTCGGCCATGTGCTCGGCAAGGACACCAGTCTCCGGCTGCCGAGCTCCTCGCTGATCCGGGAGGCGCGCGTCATCTCCGGGACCTCCGGAAGCGCTGCCACTCTCATGGTAACGCTGGAACAGTAAAAGCGTGATGGGTAAGGCGTGAGGCGATAGGAGTGGAGAGGTGCCGGTG